CTGCGCTTCCAGGAGCACCCACCAGCAGCAATCAAGCAATAGATATACTGACCAGATCATTTCGTGCTCCATCAAAATTAAACAATGTAGTGAACCAAGGGGATCAAATAACTGTTGTGCAGGATCCATACTATGGATTAACACCTGAACAAATTGAAGCTCTAGGCCTTGCGGATCCTACCGATCCGTTTATTCGTGCTAGATTGGGTATACCACAAATTGCAGAAATTGAAAGGCCACCGGTGGTAAACCCGGTAAGTAATCAGACCATGGCAGGTACAGATGATTCTGGCGACAGCTCAACCACCGTTGAATATCTGTTTGCGTCAAACAATGAAACACCACGTCTGTTGGATGCCTCGCAAAACATACCAACAGATTTGAACGATTTTTTCGGATAAAGCATGTCAGAAAATACACAAAGAAGTCGAGGTCGCCCGCAAAACTACAAATTTGATCGTGGTGGAATGCCTGCGGAAATGGGTCCGTATATTGGCACAGTGGTCAACAATGTAGACACCACTCGCAGTGGTCGACTACAAGTGTATATTGATCAATTTGGCGCCACTAACAAAGACGGCACACCAAATCTTGGGGATCCTAGTCTGTGGCGCACAGTGAGTTATTGTCCACCTTTTTACGGAGCAACAGCACCACTAGGAACCAGTGCCGGAGTCGGCACATACCCTGGCAACAGCAACAGTTATGGCATGTGGTTCACACCGCCAGACATTGGAGTTCAAGTATTGTGTTTCTTTGTAGGCGGAGATCCTGGTAACGGGTTCTATGTAGGGTGTGTGCCGGTAAACGGAATCAATCGTATGATTCCAGCAATTGGTGCAGTGGATACAAAAGAATATGCACTATCAAGCTCGGCCAAAGCGTCGGGGTTGTTTAATGATGCTAAACAATTGCCGGTGGTAGAAATCAATGAATTAAACAAAGGTATCAATCAAAATCCCAAGTTTTACAATCAACAAAAACCAGTGCAAAACGTTGTTGCTGGTACATTTTTACAACAAGGTTTAATAACTGATACCATTCGCGGTCCTATAAAAAGTAGCAGCCAGCGAGAAAGTCCCAGTTCGGTCTACGGAATCAGCACACCTGGAAAGCCAGTATACCAAGGCGGCTTAAAACCAGAAACCATTAAGAAACAATTAGAAACAGGAGCAGTTAAGCCGCAGGACATAGTGATAATTGGTCGTATGGGTGGCCACACCCTGGTCATGGATGATGGTGACTTATCAGGTCAAGACACTCTGGTGCGTATACGTACGGCCAAGGGTCATCAGATAACCATGAGTGACGACGGCAATTGTTTTTACATCTGTCATGCCAATGGACAAAGCTGGATTGAATTAGGACAAAATGGAACCATAGATCTTTACAGCACCAACTCAGTCAATGTAAGAACACAAGGCACGTTGAATTTACACGCCGACAAAGACATCAATATGTATGCAGGCGGCAGTATTAAAGCCAAAGCCAATGCTCAATTTAAGTTAGAGGGTGTTACCGGCATAACCATGAGCAGCACCCAGGCAATATCTATATATGGACAAACTAGAGTTGGTATAAGAAGTGACGGTGCATTGGCGTTGCAAAGTAAATCCGGTAGTTGGAATGCTGGAGCAAGTTTAAATCTCAAAGCATCAGTTATTAATCTAAATGGCGGATCTGCAGCGTCGGTTAGTCCAGTGGCCAGCATGAGCGGATATAAACTACCTGACACTAGATGGATAACCAACAGAGGTTGGGTGTCAGAACCCGGAGCCCTGTCAACTATTGTCACCAGGGCTCCTACCCATGAACCATTTAAGGGACACAACAGCGGAGTCAGTGGCACTACTAATTTAAATGACACAACTGCCAATGCAGCCAACGCTATTTCTTCAGCTACCTCTACCAGTAGTGTCACAGTGCCACGAATAGGAAGCAATACTGAATTGGCCAAGATTTCGTTTAATAGAATAGCAGCAAGACCGGTAATATCGCCAATTAGCAAAGCTGAATTCTTAGGAACAAAACCAGCAACTCAAACGGTACCAATAACATCATGACCACTATTTTAACCACAGGACAAGTCACAGCGTTGGTAGCACAGGCCAGAACAGCGGCCTACTATGCGTCTACGGATATCACAGGGGAACTATTACCAGACTGGTATATTGCCACCAATGGAGAAGCAGTGTATGCTGGCCCTGAGATAGCCACTAGAGGAATAGGACTTTACGGACAGACGCCAGCCAATTTGGTCTTGGTTGGACTAATAAAACCTGCTGCCTTGGATCTTATAACTGATTCTACCATGACTTTTACTGTGTTAAATTCGCCGGTTGTTTGGACTGGCGCATACAGTATCAATGGGTTGACTGATTATTTAGATTCTCCTTTGCTTCAAGAGCAAGCTCAGTTGGCCCTGTACGACGGAGCATATCAAGGACTTGTTGACTATGAAATAATTGTTGGCAACGAAGATGCCAGATTTATTGCCGCTTTCCTACAGCCAGCAGTTAGATACGGAATTGATGCGGTAGTTGATTACCTTCAAGGAACTGCCGATCTTGCGCTGTCTTCAGCTATTGAAGTCGCTGGTCGACAAGGAATTTATGCCATGGATTTTGTTGAGGCCTACGGCGATGAATTATTTTTAACAACAACTCCTGCAAGTTCAGACAACACAGTGATTAGAACACAAATTGATCAGGCAGTGTCAGACATTATTGACAATCCCAAAATACCCACATTAGAGTATGCTAACATTGCTGCCATTGAAGCTGATATTATTGCATCGGCCAACGCAGCTAACTTGATAGCCACGGTTGGAAATATAAACATTACTATCCCGCCAATCAATAACGATGATGGAACTTTCCGTTTTTCACGCGGTTCAAGACAGGGTTAAATACTAGACTATGCCGACATTCATTGGATTCAACACTCAAGATCAATACAAAAAGTTTACATTACTAGATGAAGACTTGGTCAAACGTGACCTGTTAAATGGGTTAAACATTAGACAAGGGCAGTTGCCTGGGCGTCCACAATTTGGTACTACATTGTGGGAGAATCTATTTGAAAATCAATCACCTGAGTTGGTCACTGCTATAGAAAATGAAATTCAACGTGTGGCCGGCTATGATCCACGTATACAGATATCAGAAACACAGGTTTTCCCACAAGAAAACGGAATATTGATACAGGTGCAACTGGCCATAGTTCCCAATACTACAGCACAACAATTGAGCATATTTTTTAATCAGCAACAACGCCGAGCTAGTTACGTTTAACTGCGCCGTTTTTGATTTCCATAAATACAAGAACACAGGACGATTATGGCATCTACCACAAGACAAACAGTAATTTTTGGCGTTGAAGATTGGAGAAGAATCTATCAAACATACCAAGAGGCTGACTTTCAAAGTTATGATTTTGAAACCTTACGCAAAAGTTTTGTAGATTACCTACGTCTTTATTACCCAGAAACATTCAATGACTACATTGAAAGTTCAGAATTCATTGCCTTGTTGGACGTTATGGCCTTTATGGGCCAAAGTTTGGCATTCCGTACCGATTTAAACACACGTGAAAACTACATAGATTCTGCAGAACGTAGAGACAGTGTGGTACGTTTGGCCAACTTGGTCAGCTATACTCCTAAACGTAACATAGAAGCAAGTGGATACCTTAAAGTATTTTCAGTATCAACCACCGAAGATATCACTGATATCAATGGAATTGACCTAGCTAACGTAACAGTTAACTGGGCTGACCCTACAAACTTTTCGTGGCAAGAACAGTTTACAGCAATTATAAACGCTGCCTTGATTGATGCACAACGAGTAGGTGTTCCGGGTGCCAGAGCAACTATCCTGGGTGTTGACACCGCAGAGTATAGTATTAATCTTGTACCAGGTTACTTGCCAGTAGTGCCTTATACGGCCACAGTGGATGGTATTAATATGCCATTTGAAGCAGTTACATCTACTATCATAGGGCAAGATTATGTATATGAGCCCAGCCCAAAACCTAGCGGACGATTTAATGTATTGTTTCGTAATGATCAATTGGGCTTTGCCAGTGCCAACACAGGATATTTTTTCTTGTTCAAACAAGGCACACTACAAAATCAAGATTTTAATTTAGCTGACCGCGTGAGCAATCGCACAGTAGATATCAACATTGAAGGTGTCAACAACACTGACGTTTGGTTGTATCAATTGGACAACGTTGGTAGTATTGCTACTGAATGGCAATATGTTCCTAGCGTCTATGGTGCTGCCGCAGAGCAAACATCTCCGGGCAGTCGTCCGCTGTTTAGTGTAACCAGCAGAACCAATGATCAGATAACATTGACCTTTGGCGATGGAGTGTTTAGTGACATTCCGGTTGGAACTTTCCGTAACTATGTTCGTGCGTCAAATGGATTGCAGTATATTATCAATCCACAAGAAATGCAAAGTATAGCAATACCTATCAGCTATGTAAGTCGTACTGGACAATTGCAAACGTTAACATTTACTTGTGGTATTACAACGCCGGTCTCAAATGCACAACCTCGTGAGACTCTTGCTCAAATTAAAAATAATGCTCCTGCAAGATACTATACACAAAATCGTATGGTCAACGGCGAAGATTATAATAACTTTCCACACACGGCCTACAACTCAATTTTAAAAAGCAAAGCACTAAATCGCGCCAGCATTGGAGTGAGTCGTTATCTTGATCTAGTTGACAACACTGGAAAATATTCCAGCACCAACACTTTCAGTAGCGACGGTGCTCTGTATCAAAACTACAGTTTGCCTACTTTCCAGTTTATCACACAAACCAGTAACGAAACCAACAGTGTTATTTTGAATGAGGTTCAACCATTGTTGGGAGAAAGTCAAGCACAACAATTTTATTACGCACAATTTCCAAGATCTAATTTAACTGCTTTATCGATAAGTTGGCAACTTAGCACAAGTCAAGCCGGCAGTTCCACTGGTTATTTTGTAAACTCATTGGGGAATCCTGTACCGATCAATGGTACTTCGGCGTCCAATGCCAAATATATTACTGTAGGCAGCTTGGTACAGTTTGCAGCACCAGCCGGTTATTATTTTGATGCCAACAATCGTTTAAAAGTTGGTGTACCAACTTTGGCAGACGAAAAACTTACTATTTGGTCTAGCCCGTTGGAAATATACCTTGACGGAACTAATCAAGGCCAAGGTAATCTTCCTAGTGGATTGGGTCCTGTGGTATTAAATCAGTATGTGCCTACTGGTGCCGTGGCAGTTCAAGTTATACCTATTTTTGTTAAAGAAATACCAACTAGTTTACAAACTAGCATGGCCGAACAAATTGCATTAAAAAGAAATTTTGGCTTGGGTTATGATAGCTTAGGAACAATCACCGGAACGTCTGGTACATGGTATCTGATAACCACAACAAATTTAAATGTTGATGCACCATGGAGTCAGGCCTACGCTGGCAACACATCTGGCGCAGGATTAGATGCGAGTTGGTTTATTGAATTTGTGTTTAACAGCGGATTTTACACTGTTAGTATCCGTGCGCTTGATTATTATTTTGGAAGCGTAACTCAAACTAGATTTTTCTTTAGTGGTGACCAACTCGTGTATGACAGTAGAACTGGAACAACCATTAGCGACTTTGTAAATGTATTAAAAACCAACAGTCAGCCCACATCAGCTGCACCGCTAGGGTCAGACATTATAACCAAAATAGTAGGACAACCTATACAAATCGACGGGTTAGTCGATGATTATCAAGTGTTGGTTTCCTTCTCTGCTAGAAACAATGACGGAGTACCTGACAATCCAGATTTTTTCTCAGAGATTGTTGGACCTATACCAACTCCGGCATCAGCCTCTAGCCCTTGGGTATTTTTAAAACGCATTGTGGATTTTGATAATCTACAAAGATATGTATTAATTGACTCAGGCATAGTTAATAGTCAATATGCTACAGAAGATGATGTTTTAGTAGTCATGCCAGAATATACACCTGGACAGGTATTTTACACTTATACAGATGAAATATTTTATGTATTAGTAGCAGACATTGCCACAGGTGTTCGATCATTGGTAACAACTGATGAATACATTGCTCAGAACGGTCGCCAAAACTTGTTTTTTCAATACAGACACAATAGTCCGCTGACCAACAGAATTGATCCAGGCACTACCAATATCATTGACGTGTATGTGGTGACTAACGAATACTACATTGCTTATACAAATTATATTCAAGATACTACAAACACAGTAACAGAGCCTCAACCGCCAACTCTTGATTTTTTAAACACTGCCTATGCCGGGTTGAACAATTATAAAATGTTATCAGACACCATGATCGTAAACAGTGTGCAATTCCAACCATTGTTTGGCGCCAAAGCGTTGCCAGAACTACGAGCAACAATTAAAGTTATCCGTGCGGCACAGAGCGTGGCCAGCACCAGCGAAATTAAGAATTTGGTAGTGCAATATCTTAATCAATATTTTAGTTTGGATCTATGGGACTTTGGTGACACATTCTACTTCTCAGAGCTGTCAGGCTTCCTGCACGACAAATTGTCTGGCATTGTTAGCAGTGTAGTTTTGGTACCACTTAACCAGGATAAGTATTTTGGAAGTTTATATGAAATTCGTTGTGCCCCCAATCAAATATTTGTAAATGGAGCCACTGTGCAAAACGTTGAAGTTATCACTGCATTAACTAGTACGAATATACGAACTGCTCCCGGCAGTGGAGTAATTTAATGGCTCGCACCAGATCAGTAGATTTCTTACCAGAAATCTTTCAAACCTCAACCAACCGACAAGTTTTAGCTGCTACCTTGGATCAATTGGTCCAGGAACCTCAACTTAAACAAATACAAGGATTTGTTGGCCGACGAGTTGGCCCAGGAGTTATTCCCGGTGATTACTACATCACAGAACCCACAGCAACTCGCGCCAACTATCAACTTGAGCCAGGTGTAGTGCAAATTGATGCAGTTGACAGTAAAAAAGTTGTTGATGCCATAACATATCCTGGCATAACTGATGCTTTAAATCTACAAGGAGCAGTTACTCAAAATTCCGATCAACTGTATACCAGTGAGTATTATGCCTGGGATCCTTTTGTAGATTTTGACAAGTATGTAAACTATGCACAATATTATTGGCTACCTGGTGGGCCAGACCCAGTTGATGTATTTTCTGGAGCAGTGCCGCTTACTGATAATTTTGTAGTTACTAGAGCAAACGGAGCCTATACATTTAGCGGAGTTGGTGGCGAAAATCCTACAGTAACATTGGTACGTGGCGGCAATTACACATTTCAAGTGGCACAAAATAATGCCAACAGTGTTAATTTTCGCGTTTCAAATCAAGGAACCAGTGCTTGGATAATTGATTACGATAATAATCCCACCTTAACGCTGACACGTGGCAACACCTACACGTTTACATTGGTGTCTACGCCAGCATTACCGTTTTATATTAAAACACAACAGACGTTGGGTATCAACAACTTGTTCACCGAAGGCGTGACCAACAACGGCGCTGCCACTGGAACAATAACTTTTGTTGTGCCGCAGAATGCACCTGACGTTTTATACTATAATAATTCTACACAAATGAACATGCAAGGCGTGTTCAATATTATAGATGCCTCTGCTGGAACTGGTCCTGATTTTTGGATACAAACCGACCCAGGGGTGAATGGTCGTATACCCAGCACTCCCAACATCAGTAGTCGACTTGGGCCAGTCAACGGAGTAACCAACAACGGTATTGACCTTGGCACAGTAATTTTTGATGTTCCTCTCAGTGACTCGCAAGATTTTTATTACGATCTTCCTTTAATTGACACCAACAACGGGCAAGTGGGTCTTGTAACTGATTTGCAATTTGACCAACTCAACAATGTGTTTGTTGATGCGTTTTTGGCCGAATATCCAACTGGTGTTGACGGCATTACAAATTTAAACGGTCGAACAATTGTATTCACAGAACCCAGCACCAATCCCTCAACAGGCGGCTGGTTGATCAAGTCACAGTTTGATCCATTGGTTAGAACCGCACCACCTGCAACTCCAGTGATAGCCGGACCAGGGTCGTTTGACAGCGTAGAGTTTGATCAAACTTCACCAATTGTAGATGTTGCAATTCAGCGTAGCGTTTGGCAAATACAGTATATAACTGCCGAAGGTGGTGGTCAATATATGCAGTTGACCAGCGTGTATGATATACCAGACTTACATAAATTTAATATTCAATTTGGTACAGTATATTCCAATACCAGTTGGTACAAAGACGACACTGGAGCTTTCCAACAAATTCCACTGTTGGCAGCAACAAGAAATAGATTATATTATCAGGATGGTATTGATCCTGGTATCTTTGGCGAAATAAACGTCATTAATCAAAGTGCATCTGCTTCATTAGACATTGCAGATATACTTGGTAAGAAAAATTATACTAGTCCCAATGGTGTGGTGTTTACCAATGGTCTTAAAGTTCAATTCATTGGTTCGGTTGTTCCTACCAGTTATCAAGGAAATAGTTATTATGTTGAAGGTGTAGGCACGGCCATACAGTTGTTACCGGTTACAGACTTTGTAACCCCTGAAACTTATACCCAAAGCAGTTCTGTGCCATATGACAGCACTCTTTATGATTTTGGCAACTACGATGCCAGTTTAAATCAACCAGCACAACCAGATTATCTAACTATTAATCGTTCAAGCCCGGATTTAAATCCATGGACACGAAGTAACCGCTGGTTTCATATTAGTGTAATTGAACAAACAGCAACATACAACAACAGCATATTGCTTGTAGACAATGCGCTACGAGCACGTCGTCCTATATTGGAATTTCGAGGTGGAACTCAGTTATTTGATTTTGGTACAAAAGGCAAACAACCCGTAGACATTATTGATTTTTCAAATACAGATGCATTCAGCACAGTCAATGGCTCCACTGGTTACGGAGTCGACGGCTATGATTTGATAAATGGTAGTCGTATTATATTTGCAGTAGACGATGACCCAGATGTGCGTGATAAAATATATGTGGTAGAATTTATCACGCCCGACACTGTTCCTCCGTTGATAGCCGAGCCGGTGATTAATTTAGTGCCGGCATCGGACGCTGATGTGTTGGTCAACAATAATGTGGTGTGTCTCAGCGGAGTCACACTGCAAGGTAAAAGTTTTTGGTTTGATGGAGTTGAGTGGATTGCCACACAACAAAAAACCGCAACTAACCAAGCGCCGTTGTTTGATGTTTATGACGCCAATGGTGTGAGTTTTTCTGATCCTGTTGTATACCCTAGTAGTGATTTTAGAGGATCTAAATTATTCTCTTATGCTGCATCCGGCAACAGCAAAGACCCAATATTAGGGTTTGCTATCAAATATCTAAGTCTGTCAAACATTGGCGACATAGTATTTGACAACAACTTATACACCGACACCTTTAACTACACTGTAGATAGTGTAGGCTTTACCGAAAATGTCAGTTTGGGGTTTGTTCGAGAATATCAGGATCGAGTTACCTACCAGCGTAAATTAGGCTGGCAAACAGCCGCAGTTCCAAGTCGGGCAAGACAGCAATTTCAATTCAGCTACAGTGGTCGCCCATTACAACTTGACGTTGCAGCCTTGCCCAGTACCGTAATTCCAAGTATTCAATTATATGTAAGTAGTGAGTTTCAAGAATCCTCTAAATATTCAGTAGCAACCACAGCCGACAGCACAACAATAACCTGGACAGATGCCAGCTACAACAATGGCACTGCATTTGCTATTGGTGATATTGTTGAAGTTCTTGTGCTAAGTGATCAAGCCAGTAAAGTGGCATTTTATCAAGTGCCTATCAATCTTGAAAACAATCCACTCAATGTCAACAGTCCTTATTTTACAGTTGGTACAGCGCGAACTCATTATGAATCAATCTGTGAAAACTTATTAGGATTAGTTGGTCCAATCAATGGTAATAATAATACTCGAGACTTGGGCAACATTATTCCTTACGGCACTAACATTATACAAAATAGTGCGCCAATGACCTTGGCTGGTTATTTCATGAGATCAAAACAATACAATATTTTTGATTCATTGGCCTACAGCAGCAGAGAATATGAACAGTATAAAGCACAACTGCTGAATGCCGCAGTAACTACGGACTATACAAATTATACAATTCCAGCAATGCTGACAGATATTGTTACGCAGTTAATTGCCGGGCGTATACAAACAAATCCGTTTTACTGGACAGATATGTTGCCGGCCAATCCGGTATATACTGCCACCACAACAACTTATTCATTGATTTCAACACCAACGTTTAATCTTAATACAACCTACGACTTTACCAGTTCAAACTATCAAAGTGTATTGGTGTATGTCAATGATGTTCTTTTACAATTTGGTTATGATTATGTTGTAAGCACTGACACTCCTACACTGACTATAACTGTGCCACTGGCGGTGGGTGATGTTATAACCATACAAGAATATGCCACTACTTATGGAACATTTGTTCCTAATACTCCTACCAAGTTAGGATTGTATCCTGCGTTCCAGCCTAAGATTTATCCTGATTACACGTATGTTAATTCTACCCCAGAGAATCCACAACTGGTTATTCAAGGACATGACGGAAGTCTTACCCTAGCATTTGGTGACTTCAGAGATCAATTGCTGTTGGAGTTTGAAAATAGAATTTTTAACAATTTAAAAATTAAATCTGAAATACCATTGACCATAGCTGATGTTACACCAGGGCAGTTTAGATCCACTGGATATAGTCTTGCTGAAATCAATGAAGTATTAGCACCTAGCTTTTTAACTTGGTTGGGTTGGAATAAACTAACTTATTCTGAACAAACTTATAGTGCTTCAAATCAATTCACTTGGAATTACAGTGCAGCAGGCAACAGACTCAGCGGCACAACTAGTGACAATGAACCACCATTGCCGGTCGGTGCTTGGCGCGGAATTTATCAATACTTTTACGACACACCAACACCACAGACTACACCGTGGGAAATGTTGGGATTTAGTCAGGAGCCAATCTGGTGGACTGAAACATATGGTCCTGCTCCTTATACTTCTGGCAACCTGGTTTTATGGGACGATTTGGCCGCCGGCAAAGTGGCAGACCCTGCAGGCACTTATTACCTACCTAAATATGCCCGCCCTGGATTGAGTCAAGTAATACCTGTTGACAGTGAAGGCCGGCTATTGAGTCCATTCTTCAGTGTAGTAGGACAATATGATTCTAGCCAGTGGCAAAAGAGCTGGGTATTCGGTGACGAAGGACCAGTTGAATACACCTGGCGCACCAGCTCTGCGTTTCCGTTTGCAGTCATGCGATTGTTGGCACTTACCCGCCCGGCTAAATTCTTTAGCTTATTTGCTGATAGAGATCTTTACAAGTATGATGCAGACATTGGACAGTTTTTATATAACCAACGTTACAGACTAGATGCCAATGGTGTAGAGGTATACGGCAACGGCCTTAGTAAAGCCAGCTACATTGACTGGATTGTTGACTATAACCGTCAGTTGGGCGTTAACTCGACCAACATACTGGCAGAAGAGTTGTCGTTGCTTGACGTAAGACTGTGCTATAGAATGGGCACGTTTACAGACAAACAATACCTTGATATCATTGCAGAAACAGCCAGTCCTGACAGCACAAACAGTAGCCTACTGATACCAGACAACAGTTATAATCTATTGGTATACAAGAACCAACCGTTTAGTCAAACTTTATACAGCGCAGTTATTGTCCAAGTGGTTGATGGTGGCTGGTCAGTCACTGGATACAGTTTAACCAATCCATATTTTGAAATATTAGCCAGCCGAACCGGCGGGCCAACACAAGTTATCACAGCCGGCGGCACCAGAGTTACTGTACCAACCACGTATACTCAGAACGTTGTGCAGGTGCCGTATGGATACGTGTTTACCAATCAAACGGTTGTGGCTGACTTCTTGTTAAGCTACGGTGCCTTGTTGGAAAGCCAAGGTCTAATGTTTGATGACAGAGAAAACGGTAAGACCCTAAACTGGAATCAAATGGTTCAAGAATTTCTGTATTGGGCCAACCAAGGATGGATGATCGGCAGTGTAGTTAGTTTAAACCCAACAGCTCAACAGTTGACCTTGGTTACTCCTGAAGCAATTGTTGATTCAATTGTGACTCAAACTCCGGAAAACTTAATTCTAGATCAAAATAGAATTACAATTCCCACTGCTCAGTTGGTGATAGATCGTTACGAAAATACATTTAGAGTAAACAGTTTAAATGAACAAACTATAAGTTATATTGCACTACGTCAAACCAGTTACGAGAGTCTGGTTATACTAGACAATGTCAGTGTGTTTGGTGACCTGTTATATGATCCGGCCACTGGTGCAAGACAAAGCCGTGTTACTGTGGTTGCAACAGTAGCCGCTGAGTGGAACGGGCAACTTGATGCACAAGGATTTATAAACAACAATACGCAAACAGTAAAAGAATGGCAACCTTTACAAAAATATACCAAAGGCGAAATTGTTATCTATAAAAATAACTATTGGCAAGCTCTTGATATTGTGCAACCGTCAACTCAATGGAATCAATCTTTATGGTCACAAAGTAATTACACTAGAATACAAGGTGGCCTATTACAAAATATTCCACTGTTGGCCAATCAACTGGCTACCAGTTACGATGTCAACCAAGCCAATATACAAACCGAACAAGATTTATTTGCCTTTGGATTGATTGGATTCAGACCACGACAGTATATGGTTGACTTGAACCTAGGCGACATAAGTCAAGTTAATCTGTATCAACAGCTAATCAAAGACAAAGGTACTCTTAACAGTGTGCGTTTGTTGACCAATACCAATCTCAATAAAGAAACTGCACAATATCAAGTATATGAGAACTGGGGCATTCAGCGTGGAGTATATGGTGCCAATGCCAATCGTCGATTTATTGAAATGCGTCTCAACGAAGCAGTGCTAACAGCAAATCCAGCAACAATACAAATTGTTGCCCCCCAAGAATCTAGTGTAGCAGATCAAACCATACTGTATGAAGAGTTATGGAGAGAAAGTTATAATGTAACAAGCCCGGATATTTTCCCAACTGCTATTATACCAGTTGCAGATTTTGCATTGCCCAGCGCAGGCTATGTAAATTTAAATGATGTAGATATAACTGTGTTTGACCTTGACGGTCAACTGGGACTAGCCGACGGTGTGTTAAACACCATTGGCATTGGAACTACAGTCTGGGCTGCAAAGAGTAATGCCTACGATTGGAATGTGTATAGATGCACAGAAGTTCCTGGATATATAAGTTCTGCCACACCAAATCTCAATGGCACCACAATAATAACATTTACTCAGCCACCTGGGTTAGTAGTAGGTGATATAGTTATAATTAGATTCTTGGATACTGCAATTGATGGAGTGTATCGTGTGCTGGCTCGTCCAGGACTAACGTCAATTGCCATTGCATTAACCATAGCAAACACTGTAACTGGCTCCGGTCTTGGATTCAGCTTACAAACTATGCGTGTGAGCCAGGCCAGTGATGTAATAACTCTTCCTTACACAGATGCACTGACTCCAGGCGCAAAAGTTTGGGTAGATGACGACGGAACTGGCCACTGGGAAGTTTTGGAAAAAACAGATCCTTTTACCGATACTGGTGCTATTACTCCAACCGTTCCTGTGGTCAACTCAGGATATGGTAGTGCTGTTGCACAAGGCTACCAAAATATCGTTGCCATGATCGGAGCCCCAACTGGTGGCTACAACGGAACTGGCGCAATCTATACCTATGTTAAAGACGACAACGATAATTATTCTGAAAATTCTATTCTAATATTAAATGCTGCTGACACACTTGGTTTTGGCAATGCCATGCAAATTGGTTATCAAAATTGGGCTGTAGCCGGCGCCAGTGCAAGTAAAAATAATCAAGGTTATGCAGTAGCAATATATCGGGCCACAGCCAGCACCACATTTGAACAACGTCAATTATTAACTTCACCAGATGGTGATGTTAGTAATGCAGAATTTGGATATAGTGTGACTGTAAGCCAAGACGAGCAATGGATGTATGTTTCAGCACCAGGGCAAAATAAAGTTTATCCATATGGTCGTATAACAATACCCGGGCAATCGGTACAATTTATTACCACTGGCAGTTATCAAGTTTATAATGTAGGTGGCATAATTGAATTTGATAACGAATTACAATTGGCTTTGGTATTGAACAATAATCTTTTAACCATTGGTGTTGATTATAGTGTAGCTGGTACCGTAATTAATTTGACAGATGTTCCGCCAGCAGACGAAAAATTAATAGTAACTCGTAAAGTTCAACAAGATTATGTTGGCGACGGAGTTGAAACTATATTTGACCTGGGCCCATACCTATATACCGCCGATAATATCTATAGTTTTGTTGTATATGTCAACGATGTAATTCAAGTTCCTGATGTTGATTATACATTTACTACCTCGGGTGACTATCCAATAGAATTTGCAACTGCTCCTGCTGCTGACACTGCAATCAAAATAATATCTGGAACTTATTGGCTGCCAATGGATCCAATTGAAGGTCCAGCATCCTCAAGATTTGGATCTGATATTCATACCACAACCGACGGTCGTCAAATAATAATTGGCGCCAGTAATGACGAGTCAGATCCTGGCGTAAATTCTGGATCGGTATATGTGTTTGACCGTAGTGTAATCCGCTACATCATAAGCGACACCACCCAACTCACTTATACGTTACCTGGGGGCTATCAAGATCCTGTTGCGGTAATTTTAAATAATGTGTATTTGACCAATACTGCTTATTATATCAATGGACAATTTACAGTAACCGGCGGTGATGTATTATTAAATGTTGCTTTGAATGTAGGCGATATATTACAAATTGAAAGTAATATTTTTACTCAGGTACAAAAAATAGTGCCAGATACGCCGTATGACGAATCTGCGTTTGGCACCGCTGTTGATGTTTGTCCAAATAATTGTAGTGTTTATATCGGTGCTCCAATTGACGGAACAGTGTTGTTGGCGGCTGGGTCAGTGCAACGAAATGTCAACCAGGCTCGTGTATATGGAACAATTACATCTATTAATAATGATCCCCCACCAACATTAACACCTGGTGACACCTTACGTATTAACAATACCCCGGTTGCGGTAACAACCCCAACTACATGGTTAGTTGGCTTAACATACACAGCTGGATCATTTGTAATTAACGGTGGTTCTATCTATCAAGCTAGAACAGCAGTCCCGGCAAATACAGCAATAGCAAATACAGAATATTGGACATTGTCTAATTGGGTAGCCTATTACGCAAATGATATTGTTGCGGCTGAAATACCCAATGTTACAGCTAGCTCAGCCAATGGATTGTTGACCATCAACATAGTTAATGTTTCAGCCGCTGACGCATACAACAGATTAACAGTATGGCCTGGAACAAGTGGCACAGTGTTTGACGATCTTGGATTTGACACATATGTTTATACACAAACAATAACTAGCCCAAATCCATCCACTGGTGCAAACTTTGGTACTGCATTAAACATTGACACAACAGCGTCAACACTGGTTGTTGGTGCACCACGTGGTGATTTATACGAAGTCATAATTTTTGACAACGGCACCACATATTTTGATGACCGCAGTACCACATTCTTCAATGAAATTTTAGAAAGCGGTGTAGTGTATACTTTTGATTACTTGCCCAGCTCTACTGACTCTGTGACAAATCCTGGAAATTTTGTCTTTGGTCAACAAATATATGACTATCTGACAGACCCACTGGATCAATGGGGTTCGGCTGTCAATTACACCACAGGTAAACTACTAGTAGGAAGTCCAACCGGAGCCGATAACTACGGCCGTGTTGGACAATTTGTTAACCAGGATCGTTTGCCTGCTTGGAAAATATTGCATAGTCAACAACCAGTAGTTGATGTTGAGTTGTTGAACAGCGTATACATGTATAATAAATTGCAAAGTCAAGAAACTTATTTCTTTGATTTTATTGATCCGCTACAAGGTAAAATATTAGGAGTTGCTAGACAAAATATTGATTTTATTAGTCAAGTAAATCCAGCTCAGTATAACACTGGTCCAATTAATAATATTGGTAACTTCTGGGGATCCGAGCGTGTGGGAACAATTTGGTGGGATACCACAAATTCACGATTTATTGATCCAAATCAAGATGACATTGTGTATGCCAGTCGTCGATGGGGGCAATTGTTCCCAAGCAGCACAGTAGATATCTATCAATGGGTCGCCAGTTCAACACCACCAGCTGCCTACACCGGTGAAGGCCAGCCATTGAATACCACTAGCTATTCAGTAAGAGCTCATTTAACCGCAACTGGTACATTTGAAACAGTTTATTATTTCTGGGTCTCAGGAATTACAACCATTGCTATCAATGAAGGAAAAACTCTCAGCACCACTGGCATTGCTAGATACATTGAAGAACCACGTAGTAGTGGTATACCTTATATTGCTGCGCTCGATGCCAGCACAGTGGCAATTTATAATGGATTGCAGTATCTTTCAGCCAGTGATACAATACTACACGTGGATTTTTCACAAGAATTGTCAGATGCCAATATTCATACTGAATTCCAATTAATTGCCGACGGTGATCCAACCAGTTTCATAGCCGATAACCTTTATCAAAAGTTACAAGACAGTTTCTGTGGATACAATCAAAATGGCGCACAGGTACCGGATCCATTCCTAAGTCCGCCTGAACAGTATGGAGTAGCATTTAACCCTCGTCAAAGTTTGTTTGTTGATCGTTTGCTGGCATTAGAAAACTACCTAACAAGATCCAACGAAATACTCAAGTATTTGCCTATTGTTGAACAACGCAGATTTATATTGTTAAATTCTAGCGAACCTGTTCCTTCTGCAGGCAGTGAACAATACAACAAAGTATTAGATAATATTGAACAGTTAAGTTATCAAAATTTAAATCAAGTTCCATTGGGGTACAAATATTTGATTTTGTCAGACAGCACGTTCAATGGTGCCTGGACAATTTATGAGGTTGTATTAGAATCTAATGCTTCAGCAGCTCCTAGGGTTCCGCAGTTGGTTAGAATTCAGAATTTCAATACAAAAAATTATTGGTACCATATTGATTGGTACCAACTAGGATATAATTCTTCAACTACACCGGTTGCCCAAGTTTCAAATTATGCTAGTCTTGTAACACTTGACGTCGCTGTAGGAAGCAGTGTCAAAGTCACAGCCAACGCACAAAATAAATGGGAAATCTACATTAAAACCGCCACCAGCTGGGAACGTGTTGGATTACAAGATGGAACTATTGCGTTTGATAACACACTGTGGGATTATGCCGCAGGACGTTTTGGATTTGATGCCGAAGTATATGACGCCCAATATTACGATCAAGAACCAGTGATAGAAACACGGAAGATCATACAGGCAATCAATGACGAACTGTTTATAGATGACCTGGCAATTTTTAAGAATCAGTTACTGATTTTAATGTTCAAGTTTATTTTAACTGAAGAACAAGCACCAGACTGGCTAATGAAAACCAGCCTTGTTAATATCCGCCACGACATTAGAGCATTGTTGCCGTTTCCAACTTATCGCCGAGACAATCAAGATTTTGTGTCAGACTACTTGCAGGAAGTCAAGCCGTATCACGTGCAGGTTAAACAATTTAATTTAGTTTATAACGGTCAAGACGAATATCCAGGATTTGCTACAGACTTTGACAATCCATCATATTACAATACTGCGTTAGAAATACCACAGTATGTTAGTCCAATTTTATTGCCGTATACTGCAAGCACTGCGGTAGGAACTGGCCGAGCCAGTGACATTGCAGACACGCCAGCAGATGCTGAAATTTGGGCAACAACACCTTGGCAAGAATGGTTTAACAATTATTTGTTAAGTTTAACGTCAGTTAGTGTTACTGCAACAGGATCAGGCTATGCCACAGAACCGACGGTGGTAATTGGAACTGAGTGGACAGCTGACACAGCATACACCGCAGGCCAACAGGTATTCTACGGATCTAACTTATATTCAGTGACCATGGCCGGAACTTCTGCTGATGTTCCGCCAGCATTTGTTACAGGCAGCCAATTGGTTGGAACGGCCATGTTGACCTATGTTGGAACACCGGCTACAGCAGTGGCAGTTATCAATTCTTCACTACAAGTGATAGCTGTTGATGTTGTTAATGAAGGTTCAGGATATACCACAAATCCTGTAATAACATTTGTGAGTGCCACTGGTACAGGTGCCCAGGCTCGAGCCAACATGGGCAATCCGCTTGTGCGTGAATTCAACATGACTATCAAGTATGACCGTTATGAATATTTGAGCACGATCACGGATTGGAGTTATTTGGTAGCTAATTATCCTGCCAACACTCAAGTTCGATTTGCTGACACTGTGTGGCAAGCGATTGACACAGTGACCAACACACCAATTGTGCTTGATTCAACTGCTACTGCTGGCGCATACACGTTAACTGTATCGTCAACTACAGGACTGACCACAGGCATGATTGTAACCGGGCTTGGAATCTCAGCTGACACAACAGTTACGCAAATCAATGCAGTTGACAATACAGTAACAATTAGTCGTGCAGCGTTACAATCAATCACTTTAGAATCTGTAAATTTCTACAATCCATTCATCATTGAAGAATGGAGTAGAGTACCAGCTAGCACACTGAGTGGTGTTAATAGAACACAAGGTTATTATTTGCCAACGGTTGATCAACCTGGACGTAGTTTGCCATTGTTGATAGACGGATTGAATTATCCAGGAGTTCAAGTGTATGCCCTGGATTTTTCATACAACACTGGCTATGACGTGGGTAATTATGATATTAATCCTTTTGATAATATCAGTATCAGTCCAGAAGGTTTTCCAACCTATGATCCTGCATTGCTAGACGCTAACTATTCAAGTTCGTTTGATGATTTATTCTTGGGAACCAGACCAACTGATATCAATGTAGATGGCGGCGGATATATAGATGTGTTCAGCAG